TATCTTGACCCAAAGTCAGATACCCACTTAAACGCAAAAGCTTCTCTTATGAAAGCGGGTTATTCAGAAGCTACTGCCTCGGATTATTCACCTGATTTGTTCCGAGAAGGTTATCGTGTTCCAGAGTTCCGTGTTGACCCTGAAGACCGTCAAGGTGTTCTTGACAACCTTAATAAGTGGTTGGGTTTAATGGACGCTTGGCGGGAGGAGCTATCTCATCAGTCTCCGACCGACATCCCAGTTAAGACTTACTCCGTAATATCCGCTCATATTGAGCGTCTTGCTCGCATATTTGGTTTCATCAAAGAGTATGTTGTTGAGACTAATATCACTCAGATTAACAATATGGCAATTCCAGAGCAGTATGACAAGTTGAAGCTTATGGTTAATCTTCTTATAAGTAAGATTAGGGAAATTGAGGAGAAGATGAATGTCTCTGACGGAGACAGATTTAACCCATTCCGATGACCTACTCATATCTACCGAGCGATATTTGGCAAAGTCGTCACTTTACTATCTAAATCGGTATGTTCTCGGTTTCACTGATTTCACAGAGAAACCACATAAGACTCTCTGTGACTGGGTTCAGCACTTTGGCTCGTATGAGCGAGAGTTGCTGCTGATGTCACGGAAGTCTTTTAAGACTTCAGCAGTGAGCATCGGGTTTACCATCTTTAACTTGTTAAATAACCCTAATATGCGTATTCTAATCGGCTCTCAAGAGCGTTCATACGCTGTTGAAGTTCTTACAGAGGTGAAGGGACAGCTCGCTGAGAACAAACGGCTCATTGAAATAAACGGCGGTCCCTTTAAGGGGACTCGTGGGTGGAAGGAGTATGAAATATACATCGCAGGTCGCACTGACTGGACAGCGAAAGAACCTTCGGTTGGGACAACTGGAATTGACTCTGTTAAAGCTGGCCCGCACTATCCACTTATCATTTTAGATGACCCTGAATCAGATACAAACACTTCCTCTTCTGAGATGATTCAGAAGCTTATACACAATTATAAGTATTTCAGTCCTATGCTCACAAAGAATGGAAAGATGATTGTCATCGGAACGCCTTACGCATTTGACGCTCTCTATTTCTACATTTTGAACACGGCAGCAGAGCGGAAACACTTTAAAGTTCTCATCGGTCAAGCGTATAAAGACAGCTCCACTCTTCCCAAGGTCTCAGGTTCTTATGTCCAGCTTCCAGAAGGTCCTGAAGGCACACTTCTTATGCCCTCAGTGCTGACAAAGGAGTTTCTTGATGATGAAGAGGCAAAAGACCCAGCATTCTTCGCTTCGCAGTATCAGATATCAATCATCAGCGGTAAAAGCCAGGAGTTCAAGCAGGATTGGTTCAGATACTACACAAAGCCGTCTCTTCCGAAGCAACTTCGTGTCTACGTTGCACTTGATGCAGCCTACTCCCAGAGAGCTTCCGCTGACTACACAGCTATCATCGTTGGTGGTGTAGATGCTCTTGATAACATATTCATTCTTCAGTTGGTTCACGAGCGATTGACTCCAGACGCTATCATAGACTGGTTCTATCGTATTTATACCGAGTATAATCCGTTCAAGATGGGAGTTGAGACAAACGCCACTCAAACCATTTTGAAATGGGCTTTTGACAAAGCTGCAATTGAAAGAGGATTTCTTCCTATCTTCCCTCTTAAAGTTCGTTCCACTTCAAAAGAGTCTCGCATCAGAGCTCTCATATCCCCTTATCGTGGAGGGAAGGTTTATCATCTCGCAGCAGACAATAGCTTGAGTAGTGTTCATCAATCTCAACAGGTTCTTGAGTCCCAGTTGGTTCGCTTCCCAGCGTCACGAGCTCACGATGATGCTATTGATGCTGAAGCGATGCTACTAGAGCTGATTGATGTATATCACCGTCCAAGAAAGAAAGCTGGTGTGAAGAAGAGGCGATATCAACCGATAGATTCGAAAACAGGATATTAAAGAGCTTTAGAGCTGAATAAGAATCGGCCGATTGCTACCGTTCACCCCCTGGTAGTCAGCGACCCTATAGAGCTCTATAAACTATGCTGTAGGGGAATATGGGGGTGACGCAATTATATTTTCAAAAAATGAAATTATGAGGTGAAAGCTGAACTTGAGGCGGGGCTTGGGGTGGAGCTGAAGCAGAAGCAGACATCTTGAACTTCGCCTCTCTGATTTAGATTTCCCTTAGGTTTAAGTAAACCTCTGGTTTCCAGGTTAACCTCTGGTTCCAGTTCGGTCTTTGTTTTCCCCTTAACTATGCCTTTTCCCCTGGATTGAGCAAACCTTTGGTCTCCGAGCAGGCCTTTGGTTCCAGGGTGTTTTAGTTAACGAAAGGAGATGCTATGCGTATACCAAAACAATTAAAGGTAGCAGGGCATATTTACAAGGTAAAGTATCCGTATATATTCAGGGAAGATCCAAACTTACAGGGACAGTCTGATTTAATACTAAAGGAGATAAGGCTCTCTGATGTTACTAAATCTGGAGCAAAAATTCCTATGGCGCTGGTAATGAACTGCTTATGTCACGAGATTCTGCACTGTGTAGATTATGAGTATAACAACCAGTCTCTTGAGGAAGATGCAGTTATGAGACTTGCTAATGGCCTCTATCAAGTGTTGAGGGACAATAGGTTGCATTTTGATGAATAAATACTACATTGAACAGCTTAAAGATATCTATCAGGATATGATGAATGTAGCATATAGAGAAGGCAATATGAAAGCCGACTTCAGGCACATTAAGCTTCGTCTTAAGTGCATTATTGATGCAATGGAGGCTAGTGTTGCGAAAAGCGATAGAGCGGATCATTCAGGCTAAGAACCCTATGACTGGTAAGTATGTTAAGGTGGATAACTACACTGGGAGGATAATCTCTCGTAAGAAGACATTTGGGCCTTATAAGAATGTGAGGATTGTAGGAGTAAATGATAGCAAGACGAAAGAAGAAGGGAGGTAGTTAATGCCAGCTGATTTTGAGCGATGTGTAAAACGAGGCGGTAGGGTTAGAACCCTTAAGCTCAAAGGGAATAAGTATATTCATATCTGTTATCTTAATGGAAAGAGTTACAGGGGTGAGGTGAAAACTAAGAAAAAGGCGTCTAAAAGAAGGAAGAAATAATGGAACTGCTTGAAGAAGTTATAGATAAGTATAAGAGCTCTGTAGACTATCGGACTGAGAATGAGTTTGATGCTAATCTGGATAAGTGGAAGGGCTATTATGAGGGTGAGTCTGAGGAGACAAAGAAGAGAGCATCTAAACAGAAATCCGCAATTCTTCCGCCTTGGGCAGGAACTTCAGTTGATAGAATGCTTGCTCAGTTTGCTGTCTCTATCTTCTTAAGAAAGCCTTACTTTGGAGTGTTTCCTCGTAAGGACACTGTTGAGGCTATGGCTGCAGCAGATACTGCACAGGATTTACTTGAGTATCAGCTGTCTAAATCTTCGCCATTCTACCAGATGGTCAAATATCTTCAGGCGGCTATCTCATACGGGATTAGTTGCCTTCAGGTAGGGTGGGATTATGATGAGAATGACTTACTCCTACGAAATGTTGATATTAAGCGCTTCCACTATCCACCTTACAGTGAGGATATAACCAAGTTAGATTGGGGTATCTTTGAGTCCTGGCGCTTTCTTGATGAGCTTATTAAGGAGAATGAGGCGTTTAAGGAGCGGTATGGTGAGGACTTTTACGATAACCTTGATGATATTCCTAAAAAGGGAGGCTCTGACCTTGAGGAAGTTGTTGAGAGATATGCGGGGAAGGGTGGACGCATACCTGTTCACCTTCTTGAGTATTGGGACAAGGATAGGAAGGTAATAGTTGCTGGGAAGAAAGTAATAATCCAGGCTACAGAGAATAAGGTTGGGTTTGTTCCTGCTATACTATGTGCAGACATTCCTAAACTGGAAGGAATTGCAGGAACTGGTGAGATTGAAGCGATTGAAGACTACATACACCAAATTGCGACAGTAGTCAATCAGAGAAATGACAACATAAATCAGTCGTTGATACCAGCCTGGCTCCAGAATGCATCTTATGATATTCTTAATGAAGAGGAGCTGGAAGATATACGACCTGGTGTTCGTATCCAGGTTCAGGCTCCGTTGAATGTTGACCTGAAAGCTATACTACAACCACTTCCTATGCCGATTGTGACGGAAAATGCGTATCTTGAGGTTGCTAATCTTGAGAGGAATATACAGGATAGGAGGGGAATGTATGAGTATGCTCGTGGACAGGCACCACAGCAGCGTGAGACGGCTACTGGGATAATGAGACTTCAGCAGGCTGGGGCAACGATACCTCGCTTCATCTTAATGTTTATGCTTAGGACTGCGTTTGTTAGAATTCCGCAACACGTGCTGGCTTGGGATAGAGAGTGTATGCCTGAGCAAACTATTTTAGCTGTCTCAAAAAGTATTGAGAAGGGTGCTCCTGTGTTTAGAAATGTAAGTAAGGAGGATATCAGTAAGAACTTGATATTCATTGAGAAGGTTTCTGCGCTGGATACGGAGGCGCTGAGAGAAGTTAAGCGTGCTCAGCTTCTTCAAGCGCTACAGATACTTGCTCCGATGGCTCAGTTACTCCCCAGCATTGATTTCACTCAGCTCGTCAAGCGTATACTGGGTACATTTGATGAGCCTGGTTTGGAGAGTATTGTCAGGGAAGTGCCTTCTGGTGGAGGTATACCTCGTGCAGAGATGCTGGCACAGCAGGCGTTATCTCGGAGATCTCCTCCTTCTTATATGGAAGGTAGAGCTGCTGGGGGCGAGCTTGGTAGAGTAATGGGTGCAGTCAGAGGAGGAAGATAGATGAAAGGTGATGAGATTATAAAGTTAGGTGAGGGCTTTAGTCGTCTAATGAGTAGCCCTGATTATGAGCTGTTAGCTGAGTTTATAAATGGTCGCATACAGACAATATCTACCCAAATTCTTCAAACTCGGTTTGATAGAATGGATGACTTGAGATACTTACAGGGACAGCTGATAGGGCTGGCGATGGGTGAGTCCTATATGGTTGACATTATTAACCGGATGAAGAAGGTTAAGGAGAAGAGGAGAAATGAGCAAAGACGCAATCCAAGAAAAACTAAATGAAGAGGGAGAACCTACTGGTGAGAAGCTTGAGAAGAAGCCTTCTGATAGGGCAGCTATCTTCTCAAAAATTATAGATGCAGTTCTCTCTACTCGGGATGAATTTTTGTCTAATGAAGAGATGACTATTGAGGAAGCTATTAGTGCAATACAAGCAGAGCTGGCAAAGATTGCACCGAAGACTGAGAAACCAGCTGAGGAAGATATGGTGGGTAGGATAGCTGCTACAGTTCCACCTAGTCTCTCTTCGTTAGGAGTAGCTACAAAGAAAGGAGTGTGATTACTATGGCTGATGATAAGCTTAAAGATAGTGAGCTTAATGGTAGTGAGCTTAAGGACAAGGAAGCTAAAGGAGATGATACTGGAGAAAAACCTAAACCTGGAGAACCTGGTTATCTCTATGCAGGAAAGTATAAGACTGTAGAGGAGATGGAGGCTGGTATTAAGGAAGCTGAGAGGAAGATAAGCGAGCTTGGGGAGAAGAAAGCTGCGGCTGATAAGGCTTTGATGGAGCATATTTCGCTGATTAACAAGCTAAAGGCGGCTGATGCTGAGAAGCTGGAGAAGAAGAAGGCTGAGGAAAGAAAGGCGAAGGTTGCTAGGTTCAGGGCTGCTTTTGAGAAAGACCCTGAATCTGCACTTGAAACTATTGAAATGTTGGTTGATGATAAAATCAATCAGGCTGGCGTGATGAAGCATTCTGACTATGACGCTAAGCTTAAACAAGAGAGGGCAGCTGTGACTACGTTTAATAAGGTGAGAAGTGCGCATAAAGAAGACTTTGATGCGCTTAGGCCTGAGATGGCTAAACTTTGGGCTAGGTTGCCTGAAAAGGCACGGGTTCCTGAAATGCTTGAGACGATTTATCTTGCTGCGAAGGCAACAGCGTCGCCTTCACTTAAGGAGAAGATAATCAGTGATTTGAAAGCTACACATACTGTCGCACCTGGTGGGGTAAGTCCTGAAGACAAAAGGACTGAAGAAGAGAAGATGACAGATGACATTATTAAAGCTCACGAGGTGACGAGGAAGATATTATAGAAATTATAGGAAAGTTTCACCAACACTCCTAATTGCGAGCCTCTGTTTAGAGACACCTTGCGATTGGACTGGAAAACTTCATAATTTCAAAAAATGAAAATATGGAGGTAAGAGATGGCTAGAGGAATTGAGAGTATCCTAAACGACCGTAGGGTGTTGGATTGGGGAAATAAGATACTTAAGCTTGAGCCTGATTCTGTCCCGCTGGTTGTTGTTTCAAAGGCGCTTGGTAAGGAGGAGGCTAAAAACCAAGTTTTTATCAACTTTGAGGACAGACCCTACGAGAGATGGATGTATATTAGTAGCTGGACAGCTGGTGCTACTGATATCGCTGAGATTGAGTTGAACTCGGAGTCTGATGGTAGCGGTGACGATATGGGTGGTTATGTTAATGTAGGTGACCTTTTACTGGACTGGACTAAACAGGACTATATGTATGTGAAGTCTATAGTAAGAGGGACTCCTGACGTTCTAACCGTTGTCTATAACTACTCTGATATGGGAACGGATGGTTTAGAGACAGCTACTGACGGTAGGAAGTTTAATACCAGTGATACGACTGACTCTGGAATTGGTGGACACGCTGCTGGTGACCGTGTTTTGAAGGTCTCTAACACCTGGGAAGATGGTGGAACTTCTGCTCCTGCTATCGCTCTCAATTTGACCAAGGAGTTTAACTTCTGTCAGAAGTTTGAGACTTCTTATCAGGTTGATAGGGAGATTATGATAGCTGAGTTGAATGGGGAACCTGAGCTTAAGCGGTTGCAGGCAAGAAAGGCTATAGAGCATCTTAAGGATATAGAGTACCAGCTCATACTTGGTAAGAAAGATGCTCGTGTCTATGAGGGTGCTAGAGCTGACTCCGCTGGGAAGTATATCTATACGACTGGTGGACTCTACTTTATGGGCCTGACAGCTGACGACATCTCTGGTATCGGTGGAAATATCACTGAGACTGCATTTAGAAGCTTCTTAAGACAGGGCTTCCGCCACGGGCCTAATGAAAAGTTGATGCTGATGGGAGGCTTACTAACTGAGGCTGTTGATGTCTGGTCAATGGGTCGTCTCCAAACAAAGGAGGACACGACCAAGACTGGTCTTCACATCAAGCAGTATCTGATGGCTGGTGGGACTGCTGACCTTGTTTCTCATCCACTGTTAGAGGACGAACTTGAGGGAATTGGGTTCTTACTTGATATGAGCCTGCTTAAGTGGAAAGTGTTTGACGACACGAAGTTGAGAACAGGAATACAGGCAAATGATGCACAGGAGAGGAAAGATGAGTATATGACCCAAGTTGGACTTAAGCTTGGGTTGAGAGAGCATCACAGAATGATAAAAGGAGTGACTGGTATCGCAGGATAGTTTATAAGAGGGAGAACATCATTAGAGGTGTTCTCCCTCTTTCTGAGGAAACTCACTTCTCAAGATGCACTTGAGGTGGAGGAGGGGTCTTGAGGAGAATATAAACAAGGAGGAGGAAATATGAGTTTAGCTACAGAATTACGGTCGGCTCTTGGTAGGATATCAACTCCTGCCAAGGAAATAAGGGATATGCTTGTTATACTTGGAGCGTATAATAAGCAGTATAGCGCAGCTAACGAGAAGTATGAGAACACTTGGTATGTAGATGGTAGAGTGTCTGCAAGTGGAGACGGCTCATCTTGGGACGAGGCTTTTAAGACCTTTGCGGAGGCTATTGCTGCTAATAATGCTACAATCGACTGGGCAGATGCTTGGGATTGGCACAGGTGGAATAGAATACTGGTTGCTCCTGGATTATATAATGAGAATTTGGAGACTCCTTTTAGTTGCCACGTGTTTGGTATGGGAACATTGAACGAAGCAGGGGTTAGAGTGGAGCCAGATGAAGGTTCTCCTATGTCAGGTGCGGCTCTTGGGTTAGTACTGGATAACATTGAATTTGGGTGCAGAACTGAACATCCAGTATTAGACTTCAGTTCCTTCAACAATAGTATAGTACGCAACTGCATTTTAGATGCTGTGATTGATGATACAGTTACACACGGAATAGGAATCACTGAGGAGGCTACTAAATCCCAAATATTAAATAACCAATTCATCAATCGGGGTCTCCCAGATAAGGGTATGAATTATGGGATATATCCAGCTGGTATGTTTGTTGGTATGATAGTTAAGGGTAACATAATGGATAATATTCGGACTGCTGGTATATACATTGATCCTGCAGGGAAAAGTGGTGCAACTTTCATTGAGGATAATACTATTATAGTTGCTGGAACTGGAACGGGAATTGATGACAATGTTGGAGACTCTTGGATAATAAGGAATCACATTATTGTCAAGGGAGCTGGGGATTGTATTAACAATGCTAACACCAGTCACGTGATCAAGAATGATGTTTCAGTAAATGGTGGAGCTCCTGAACTGGAGACATAGTGAGAGTAATTGGGGAGGGAGCTCTTAACGCTCCCTCCGTTTAGGAGGACTAAATGCCTGGATTAGGTAGAACCTGCAAGTCAACTGGGTTTATAGGCACATCTGATGTGCTGACTAAGGATGCGTATTACTGTGGAGTTGCTCTCATTCCTGCTCCTGGTGCACCAGTAGACTCAACTGTTACTGTTACGAAGGGTGACGGAAGTATAATAGACTATGTGGCGATAGATGTAGGTGTAGAAGGGTTATCTAAAGTTGTCCTTTATCCGTTCCCTGTGATGGCGGAGGGTGGTATATCTGTAATGCTGACTGGAGTTAATGCACAGTGTATACTGTTCTATCAAGAATATTAGGAGAGTGCTAATATGCCTGGATTATCAAGAACCTGTAGGTCAAGCGGTTTGGTTGCCAGTGGAGCTGTAGTGTCAACTACTGACTCCTATCTTTGTGGTATACTTTTGGACATTGGGGGTAAGGCAATTACTACAGTTACTATTTCGGATGGTGCTGACAGCGTGTTGTTATACTTGACCTTATCTCCTCTTCTTGAGGGGGATACTAAATATGTGCCTTTTCCATTCCCCATAATAGCGAAGGACGGTATAAAAGTAGCTATGACTGGTGATGGTAATGAGCGGTGCATAGTCTACTATCAATTATATTAAATGAAAGGAGGTTAAGATGAAAGCAACTTTTAAGGCACTTAAAAGGGTAAGAGTGCTGGTAGATGGTGGTGGTAGCAAGATGGTTAATGGAGTCTTGAAGAAGATGCCTGCAAGGTGGGTTGACTTTACAAGGAATTCTCAACTAACACTGTTTGATGAGGACGTCATAAAGGCGTTGAGGTCTTCTCCAAGCAACGGTGTTGATTTTGTTGAACTACCCGAGCTGAAGGTGAAGAAGAGTGCTTAAACAGCATGCATTTACACACAAACTTGGAGGGGCTGACCCTCTTGAGTGGATTGGGTATAAGAGAGTTAGTTTGCCTATCAGTGTCTTTAAGAAGGTACTTGGAGGAAGTCCTCCAGAAGATGGTATGATAGGGGTGCATCCAGTTCTCCTCTTTGACAAGACTAGTGACGAGAGTGTCTACTATGAGTGGCACGTTCCTCTTGATTACATAGATGGAACGGATATAACTTTTTGTGTAAAATGGGCTCCTACTGATGCAGGGGCTGGTAGTGTTACTTGGGGAATTGAATACGAGATTGTCAGGTCTAATAATGGTGAGACTCTCGGAACAGGAACTAGCACCTTGATAGTGGTTGGTAGCACAAATAGTTTAGCGAATGAGCTCTTGTGCACTGGCCCAACTGGAATGAAGATTGATGGGACTGGAGTGAAGAAGGGTGATTTTATTGGCCTCCGTGGGTTTAGGGATGCCGATGCTTCTCACGGAGGAGCTGTTGACGATTATGCAGCTGATGCAGCCCTTGTTAGCGTATGTATAAGATATAAGTCAAACAGGTTTGGGATGCCTTCATAATTTCAAAAATTGAAAATGTAAGGTGGAGGAAAATCTATGAGTGTAGCAGGAGATGAACTAAAGCTTTATAGGGCGGTTAATAATCCTAATGATGACACATCACTAAATGGAGGTGCTATTGATACTGGTCACGAGATAACAGGAGGGTTGGATGAGCTTTTTATAGATGCTTACTCTAAAGAGGCAGGAGGAGGTGATAGGATTGTCTATCGTAAGTGCTTCTTTAAGAACACGAATGCAACGACTGCTTTGACTGATGCGAAAGTTTGGATGCCTGCTGATGAGCATAACTACCTAACTATGGATTTAGAGGCTGCTGTTGATGGGAATGACACTTCAGCAAATAGGTTAACTGACCCTGGTGGCTACGTTTTTGCTGAACACGACAGTGAAGCAAATGCTCACGCCGTGCCTGGTGGAACTTTAGCTGCTGGTGAGGCGATAGGTATTTGGTTGAAGCTGACGATTCCTGAAGACCAGGCACCTGATGCTAACATAGTAGCTACACTTAAGATGAAGGGGAAGACTACATAGATATGAGGTGAGTTATATGGCTTTTCCAAAAAATATGTATGGATTTATTGCCCTCACTGGTGGAGGACAAGGAGCGTTGGACGCAATAGATGGAACTGACCTTGATGACCAGGACTTAGCTACTGGTGTAGTAGATGGCAAAGCTTTACAATACTGGCTTGATATAGATTCTGGACTTGCAGAAGATCCTCCGAATGTAATCGCTCCTGATACAAACGCAGGAGATAAAAGATGGATATTAGCTAGTATTAGAGATTTCCCCGATGAGCTAGAAAACCTTACCACAGCTGAAATCCAGCAACTTGAGAATATCGGAGCTACTACAATCAGTGCGGCACAGTGGGGGTATTTAGGTAGTTCTTCTGGTATAGACCACTATGTAGATAGAGGAGATCCATCAAATGTTGATTTCCAAATTGGAGATTTTATTACCGATGGGACTTGGCATGACCTTGATTTATCCAGTATTGTCCCCGCTGGGGCAAAGGCTGTTCACTTATGGCTGAATATAAAAGATGATGTTGCAGGTAGTCAGTTTAGAATTAGAAAGAAAGGCAATATAAATGACTTTAATAGATTATCCCAGGTAACTCAAGTAAGTGATGTATATATATCCACTGATAGCTTTGTTTCTATCGATAGTGATAGGAAGGTTCAATATAAGGGAGATAATGTCACATTTACAAATATTCAAATTACCGTTAGGGGTTGGATTATATAAATGGATATAAAACAACAACTTCAACAAGATATAGCTAATTTTGATAAGCAAATTAAGCTATTGGATACCCAGTTAAAAGAGCTTATCGGGGCAAAGATGTATGCGAAAAAATTGCTGGAACAAATAGAGAAGGAAGAGAAATAGATGGCGGATGTGTGGTTTATGATTACGGATGAGTTTGCTTTCAAGAACACAGCTGATGTTCACTGGGTTGATTTAGGTGTGCAGAAGGAAAGAGATGTCTTATATGACTCACTGCTGGAGCTTTCTAAAGGCAGGAGTATAATATACGACCTTTTATTAGAGCTTTCTAAAGACAGAGATGTTGTTTATGACTCTGTTTTAGCTCTTTCTCAAGAAAGAAACATTGTTTACGATTTAGTTTTGGAGTTATCTCAAGAGAGAGACATTACTTACGACACAACTTTATGTTTAAGCAAGGAAAGAAGTATTGTCTATGACCTTTTATTAGAACTTTCTAAAGACAGACACATAGTATATGACCTTCTGCTGGAGCTGTCTAAAAATAGAAGCATAAACTACGACCTTATTCGCCTTCTTTCTAAAGCAAACATACCTACAGATGGGATTGTTAGGGTAGGTGCACCTGATAACGGCGCTGTAAGGGCAGATAGGTTAGTGTCAGGTGCAGTTAGGGCTGATGCGCCGACTGATGGTTCTGTAAGAGCAGGCGCACCAACGAGTGGAGCAGTTAAATCAGGGGAGCCTGATTAAGGAGCATTAAATGACACTTTCAGAGTTAATACAGACTGGCCTTGACCTCGTAGGAGAGGAAACCTTTGACCGCTTTACAAAGGCTGAGTGGGTTAGGTGGATTAACCGAGGTATGGAGGATATATCAAGCAAGACAGATTACCTTACTTGGAAATGGACACTCACCACGGTTGGAGGGAAAAGTGTTTATGCATATCCAGAAGGGTGTCTTCGCATCTATCGGGTTGAGTATAACAATGAGGAGTTAGCTCCTAGTGATATAACAACTCTTGATAGAGAAGTTGACGGATGGTTGTCAGAGACAGGAGCTCCAGAAAGTTGGTATCACTCCTGGAACAACGCTTTCGGCATTTACCCCACCCCTGATGGTAACTATACGCTTAATTTATTTGGAATGGACAAGGGAGCTGTTCTTGCTGATGATGGTGATGTTCCTCCACTTCCAGACCAGTTTCAAATGGCTCCTGCGTTGTATGCGGCATATCAGGTGCTTCGTGCTGACAAGGAGTTAACCACGTCAGCATCGGTTAAGAAGGATTATTATGAGATGCTATCTTCTATGAAGATGCAGAGAAAGGCTGCGTCCTTACGAGGGCGGGGTAAGTTGATGTCCTATAGCAGGCGGGTAATAGAGGAGGGATAGGTGCAGAAGTTAGAGCAAGTTGACTTTCGTAACTGGACAGGAGGGATTAACCGAGCTCTCTCCGACTTTGAGATAAAGGATAGTGAGTTGAGGCGAGCTGATAATGTTCTTCTTGACTCAGCTGCTATTGTTAAGAGAGCTGGATACACTTTGTTGAACGAAGATGCATTAGCTGCAGCTGAAGTTCTCTCAGTTTTCTATTACAAGACTTATATAATGGCCAACTGTGGAACTAAGGTCTTTTATATAACTCCTGCTGGTGCTGCAACTGAGCTGATTACGGGTCTCACGGCAGGATATCCTGTCAGCTACGCTATCTACGATGATGTTCTATATATGTCAAACGGTATTGATAACCCCTATAAGTGGACGGGGGTTGGTGCTGCAACTGACCTTGGAGCAGGCTTACCAAAGGCTAAATGGCTTGTTGTCCACAGGGATAGGCTGTTCTATGTGGCTACGCCTGCTAACCCTAACAATGTCTACTTCTCCCAAACTGGTCTTCCTGAATAGCATCTATATTCGGTTATCTTATACTGTTTAAGGATAACTCCATTCATCGTCTTCAAGGTGCAAGTAAAGACCAGTTTACTCTCACAAGTAACCTCGTCTCGCTCCATCCGAGAGTCGGATGCGTAGCACACAATACGATTGTTCACGTTCCATTTGGCTTAATGTTCCTCTCCACTGATGGAGTTCAGTTTACTGATACAAACAATGTTGTTAAACAGAGTCGCAATGTTGATGAATATACTGATGATATAGCTACGGCACATAGAGAGTGGTCATCTGCATTCTGGGATGGTAAGCGCTATCGTGTTAGCTATCCAACTGGGACAAACACATATCCGAATGAGACGCTGGTTTATGACCTTGACTATAAGTGCTGGTCTCGCTTTACTTATGGAATGAATGCTTATGTAAGGACGCCAGCAGGAGCTGTGTATGGTGCGAGCCACGATGGTTATGTCTACGCTATTGACAAGGGTCTTTCTGATAATGGTGATGATATACAGGTGATGGTTGAGTCAAAAGTGTTTGACCTTGGCTTTCCTTCCCTCACGAAGATGTGGAGATATATGGGTGTAAACTTTTACCGTTCCAACGCTTTAGTCAGCTTCGCATTGGTTGTTGATAGGGGAGAGAGTAGCTGGGTAAAGGAAACTGGAGTTGCAACTGGAATGAGTTACTGGGACGAAGATAACTGGGCCGTTTCAAGTGGAACTGTTACAGTTACTAACGGTAGTCCTAATGTAAGTGGAGATGCTGATGTTGTGTGGGACGATGTTCTTGCGGGAGACTCATTCCAGGTTGATGGAGATGACGCTGTTTACGAGATTGAGAGTGTTAACGCACCAGCAAAGACACTCGTTTTAACCGTGAACTATGCTGGTGCAAGCGGAGCTGGGAAGACGTATGTTATCTGGAATAGTGACACTCTCTTCTGGATAGACCCTACTTTGGCTTATAATAGATATTCACTTCCTAAACGACTGCGAGGGAGAAGTATACAGTATCAGATTAAGGAGAGTAGTAATAGCTCGGAGTTTAAGCTTTATTCATTAGACTTAAGATATAAGGAAATGAAAGGAGGAAAGTAATGGCGACGATAGCAAGAGAGCACGTTTATGTTGGTGGACAGGTAGCAAGAGCAAGTCACGCTAATGACAATGAAAACAAGATATATAATGAGTTTAATGGGAACATTGACTGGGATAATTTGAAGGCTTCTCTTGTTAATGCAGCTGATGGAATACTTAAACTTGATGCAAGTGGAAAGGTTCCACTTGCTCAGATACCTGATGTGTTAACAGGGAAGACACTCAATATAGGTGCGACACAAACGCTGAGACATAATAGTGTGGAGATAATAACGACAGGTGGGAAGGTTAAACACGCAGTTTATGGTTGAGGTTGATAATTTCAAAAATTGAAAATAAGAGAGGTATATAGTGGGATACGCTTGGACGCCTATAACTCAGTATGAGACAGAAATTCTAGCAGCTCATCCTAATGAGGTGAAGTCAAATCTTGATAACCTCTACGGGCTACTTGACTTGCCTCTATACGACTGGAGTTATCTGCCTGTTAGTGCAGGTGATGAGATAAAGCATTCAGAATATCAGGAACTAAGAGCTGCTACTGACTATGCTGATGATATGAATTACTGCCGTGCCCACGACAGCGGGTATAATGGAGCTGATGATGGTGTAGCTGATGCAACTGTTAATGGGACTTATAACGCTGGCGTTGATAGTGGGTATAAGATAGGCGTTGACTCTGCGAACTACTCATCTGATAGAGGCACCTACAACGCTGGTGTTGATGGGTCTTATAACTCAACTTATCATAGTGGAGAGAAGTCTGGATACGACTCGTCATATAACAGTGGTGTTGACTCTGGTTATAGAAGCACTGTTTACGATGGGGAGAAAACTGGGGTTGATGCAGCTTACAACTATAGTGAAAAAACTGCCCACGATGTTGTGTATGATGCTGATGACCTGACGGGTTTGGATACCAACGAAAACAGTGACTATAAGTCAATAGATAAGGTGTTTGTGTTTTCAACTCATAATGGAACTTATACATAGGAGTATGTGATGGCATTTGTTTGGAGTGAAAGCATTGATATTGGTTCGGAGATAACAAAGGCTGCCCTTGAAGAGATTAGGAGTAATGTGGACTCCATCAAGGACGACTTAGCCTGCACCTCTGACAAGACGACTTACAACGGTGACCAGCAGACAACTGTTGATGGTGTTGACAAGGTTACATATAACAACGATGTAAAATCTTCAGTCCAGAATGACGATAACACAGGTGTTTGTGGCACTGATTATTCCACATATCGTAATGATGAGAATACAGGTGTTCAGTCATCTTATAACTCTGGATACTACAGCGACGAGCACTCAACTTATAATAATGATGAAAACAGTGCTGTAGACAGTGGATACAACTCAACTCACTATGATGATGAGCACTCAACTTATAATAGCGGTGTTCAGACAACTGTTGACAGTGTAGATGACGGAACTCATAGAGGGTCTTATGATACTGGTGACTACGCATCAAACTATGTTGATGACCACACCACACACAAAGGCTACGACCGGAATGTGTTTCATTCCAGCCAGTATAGCTCTGTATACAGTGACTATAGGAGTGCTTACGACCAAAGTATAGATGCAACAGATAGGTCTACCGTTCATTTAGCGGATGGTTCATAAATATGAATAGACTAACAGC